AGAAGAGATCTATAACCTTAGAACAGGTGAAAAATACAAGAATGATGAGGAGTGGAAAGCAAAAGGCATACCTCAATCAGAGATAAGAAAAGATGTCAGGGTGATCATGCCAAGCCTTGATTTATTTGGAGAAACAAAATAGGATAGATAGATGGCCATAACAAACGCACAACAATTCAAACAACTTGTAAACCCACCGATGAAAGGTAAGAAAAGACCAGGATATCGTGGTGAAGCCGCAGCTGCTTCTGCAGCAGCTAGTGATAGAGGTATGCAAGGAAGAAGTGTTGGTAGTGACCCGCAAGGAAGAGGTGATGGGCCAGCTACAAACGATAGAGGTGTTTATGCTACTAGAGATCCAATGGCACAATTTACAGGTAATGTTAATACTAAAAATTTAAAATTTATGGACGAGGCACGTAGAAGAGCTAATCCATTAGGAGTGTTGACACAGATACCTGGAGGTATTGGTATGATAGCTAGATTTTTAACTCCAAACCCTTTTGGTTTTGCACCAAAACCATCTGTAACTTCCGTAGGTGGCGGTGGTGGTGATAGTCAAGGGATAATTGGTATACCCACATGGATGCGATTAGGTTTTAGTAGTGAAGCAGAATATTTAGCATCACTAGAAAAAGAAGATGAAAAAGAAGATGAAGGTTTACGATTAGCATTCAGAGCCGATGGTGGACCGATAGGTGGTGAATATGATTTTGAAACTGCAAGACAGATGTATGGTTTTGGTAAACTTGTTAAAAAAGTTACAAGAACGGTTAAGAAGATTGCAAAGTCACCAATTGGTAAAGCTGCATTAATAGGTGCAGCTGGATTTGGTATACCTGGAACAAGTCTAGGTGGTATATTTGGTAGAGCTAGTTTTGGTGGATTTGCACCAGGAGTGTTTGGTTTTGGTGGTATTGGAAACGCTGCCATCGCAGCTAAAGCTAAATTATTTGGTAGTGCGTTGCCTCCATCTCAAGGTTTAGGTAAGACTAAAGGACTTTTAGATTTTGTAGGTGGTAAAGCGGGTGCAGGTATAATAGGAGCATCAGCACTAGCAGGATTACTAACACCAGAGGAAGAACAACAAGCACAAGAATTAGCTGATAATACTGGATTTGATATAGAAAAAGCTAGAAACTCTATTCTAGCGGCTAGAAGAGAACAATATATGATGGACGAAAGAGCAAGAGGTTTTAGAGCTGAAGGTGGACCTGCCGAAGGTAAAGAACCAGTAGCTAAAAAAACTATGCCACTACTAGACATGGGTGGACAAGAAATGGATTTAAGAGCTGAAGGTGGATTTGTGCCAATAGGTAGAATGGAAAAAGCAGATGATGTCCCTGCAAGATTATCCAAGAATGAGTTTGTATTTACAGCTGATGCTGTAAGAAATGCAGGTGATGGAGATGTGGACAAAGGAGCAGAAGTCATGTATAACATGATGAAGAACCTCGAATCCGGAGGTGACGTATCTGAAGAATCGCAAGGATTAGAAGGCGCAAGAAAAATGTTTCAAACATCACAAAGATTAGAGGAAGTATTATAATGGCTGTTCAACAAGTACAAAATATACCAGCAGATTTTATTAAAGATTTAGGAGTAGATCTAGCAAAACAGATTACAGCTCAATCAGGTGTACCAACCGTAGCCACAGGTATCGCTGGAATATCAAAACAAGCCGGTGAATCAGATGATGATTTTGCTGCAAGACAACAGGCAGCAAGAGAGTTTACAACCAGACAACAGAGTTTATCGGGACTCGCACCAACCGTTGCAGCTCAAGATAGACTACAAGGCATCGCACAAACTATTGCAGAACAACAAGCAGGTGTTGGAACTGCTCAACAAGGTTTAGGAACTTTTCAACCATTTTTAAAACGAGCACAAGAAGCAGGAGCTGCAAGTACAGGTTTATTAGGTAATATAAATGCACAAAATTTACTTGGAACAGGTGTTGACACAAGAACAGCACAACAAAAAGCAGCTGGTGATCCAGCATCACTCGGATCAATTGAATCTTACATGTCACCATATCAAGCACAGGTGATTGACGCAACACTCAAAGAATTTGATCGTAACAGAGATATACAAGAACAACAGATCAGAGATCAACAAGCGAAATTGGGTGTGCTCGGCGCTGGTCGAGCGGGCGTGCAACTCGCCGAGTTTGGCACGGGGGCGGCAAGAGAAAAAGCATTATTAAATGCACAATTATTGCAACAAGGTTTTCAACAAGCACAAGCAGCTAGACAACAAGATATTGCCAATAGATTTGGTTTAGCACAAGCACAACAAGGTTTAGGTGCATTTCAAACAGGATTAGGTCAAACAGCTGGAGGCATAACATCAACAAATATTTCACGTTTAGGTCAGTTGGGCGCACTGAACCAAGCGCAAGCACAGGCACAAGAGGATGCTACAAGAGAAGCAGCAAGACAAGCAGCCTTTTTACCACAACAAAACTTAGACAGATTTGCTGGACAAGTAACAGGATTATTGGGTGGATATCCTGGTCAAACACAACAAACAGTTGTTCCTAACCCAACACCACTACAAACAGCTTTAGGTATTGGCACAACACTTGCGGGTATCTATGGTGCGACTAACCCAACAAGAAATTTATTTGGATAAAATGAATAGAACTTTAAAAAGACCGATGTTTAGAATAGGTGGATCAGCAGGAACTGGTATCACATCAGGATTAGATAGACCTGGATATAAAGATCCATTACCAGCACCAGTTGGATCTAGAAGAGAAAGACTTTTAAGAGCCATAGGTGAACAACCTAGTAACAGAAATCT